AAATTATTCAAACTCATGCATTGGTCCGCTGTAATGGTGGCCTTTGCATAAATTATCACAACGAGCTAGGCTATACTGAACCAAACAACGGTATAGTCGGAGATTATTATATGATTTACGCAGATGAAACTCTAAATGCTTATGTATACGCATATAAGCCTGCGAATGCCCGGAATTTTACACATAACTTCCTTACGCTAGCTGAAGGCCATATGATCTATCACCGAACGGGAGCGAGAGTCCACCCAGAATTAGATTCACCTTTTCAGGCAAAGCTGCTGAGCAACACACTCAATTTTTATGTTTTTACTGATGCGATTCCAGCACAAACTACAATTGGGGCAGATACCTTCGACCTACATCAGATAGGTAGGCCCATGGCCAATTGGAAAGGAGGTGCATTTGTTAAAAGAACTTTCAAACTACCAGAGAAAGAGGCAAGTGACATAATCAAGGAGGCAGTTGGGACTTGTGAGGTGGTTTTTGATGGTAAGGGTTGGGCAAATGTTAGGCATAAACATCCCATCAATGCATCACTCAGGAGGGTCTTTGAAGAAACGATGTACAATATGATACGTGATGAGGATAGCAAGATTCCAGTTATTCAGAGGGGGGCAAATATATCAAGAGCGATGGATTATGGCTATTCTTGCTTTTCAATCAATAAACTTTGTGATCCTCAAGACTATGTTCGACAAGAGAAGTATACTAGCAAGTTACCACAAGACATGCTCACCAGAGTTAATACAGGTTTTTGCTTCTGTGGAGATGAGAGTGTTACCCTATGTCCCCATGCCACAGCATACTTAAAACGACATCGCAATTACAATAAATTTGGATATGCCATAATGGATGTGGATTCAGCATACTATGGAGATTTGGTACATATAGCCCATCTTAGATTAGCGAATCAGCAAGCAAAAGTCTATTACAGCTGTAATCACATTTTCACCAACCAGACAGCGGTATTCCAGGACAGGTGTTCGGAGTTTAAAGTTAGCACATCACCTGATATAGTCCACATGGAAGTTCTTGGCAATAACAGTGCATACACTCACGGGCATGTTTATCAACAGCCTGATAGAGTGTGGTCAATAGAGGATGTTAACAAAATGATATCCTATGAGATTGAGCCGGGGATTGATATTAATATGGAGACCATTCGAGTAGTTAAAACAAGCCCATACTCGGCTTATGTAATCACAAGATCATTTGCGACCCCAGCTTTTATTAAGCGTATTCCAAGACCTATAGCTCTGCCAAAACACACTACTGTTACTGATGTTGTTTCACTTTTCACCCATACAGATAATAAGAAAATGTTGATAAACTTTAGTGAGGACCAGCGGATCATGACCTACGATGGCTATATATATGTGACAGCGAGGTACGAGGATGATACTTTTATAGATTCTCAAATATTCCACAAAGGTCTCAAACTCAATATGATCACCTTTAAGAATCTTTACCGAGCCATGGGAAATGAGCTTACTTTGTCAACTGCCATGAATCTCGTTAAGGCTGGTTTTGCTAAGGATTATAATATGACACCCCATGAATCTGTGGTACTAGCACAACTTATCATACGTTATCAGACTGAGGTTACTAGAACTATGAGATATGTTGTTGATCAGGAGGTAGTTTTAAGGGACAACCATAATACATTCCCACTTAAGTTTAAGAAATTTATTAACGACTTGTCCAAACCTCTTCCTGATATATCTATTGACATCGAAGGAATTAAGACTGGTATACAGACTAATGTTGCTAAGATACGAGATGTCTATTTGCCAATGGCTGAAACTATAATCCGAACTTTTTCTAGTGCAATTAATACACACCTTATCAATGATGAACCAGGATTGACATTGAAACGAGCAGCCTTTGATATCATAGCCTACGTCTCTGATATAAAGCTTCCAGTAATTATGGATAATTTACCACGCATAAGTGACTATGTACCGAATATCACTATTCCATCTTTGACGGAGTTCACATCCGTTATTTGGAACAAATGTTGTGGTTTGAAGCGGAGTATCGAGAGGAGGATTAAAGGGAGAATTGGAACAGATTATCTAAAATACCTAGCAGGTAGTAAAAATTGGGTTTATCTGTTGTTACAAGCTAAGAAGATTCACCATACAGTACTCAATAAGATGGCTAACACTATAAATGATATACCCGCAGCGTTGAAACTTACGACTGATAATGTTATTTCAAGGATTAGGAATACTCTGGATTATGAGCCACCTCAGGTTATCTTGCCCGGAGAGGAGGTTATTACTGGTCTTTTCTTTGAGGATTTTGCTCCTAGTGACAGAAGGTTGCATCATTATGACTGTAAATGCCAGAGATGCGAGGAGTCAAAGAGACCGGGTAAGTTGCCTGGTGGTAATCCCGGATACTATATTACTGGAGGTTGTACACCTAATGATGTTGACAAGATGTTAATGAAGATGTCAGATGCGCAGCTGATAACTAATACCGATGGATCCAAATTCCCTGAGGATGTGGTGGAGGCAACTTCAATTAAGTATGAGACCATTTTTGCAGCAAGGCCGAGGAGGAATTTTGAGTATAGGAATATACAGGATTGTAAGCAGAATAAACGACCAATTGAGAACGACGGTCTTAAACAGAAAGGACCGATAATTCGGGGCATTATTACACCTAACATACCTTATAAATTGCATGGTGGATGTGAGGCATGTGGTACTGAGTCAGCCTTTCGACAACTAGCTAATGCTAGGGTCGTCCCGGAAGAAACTTGTGTACAAGACTTTGAAAAATGGTTCCTCTCAAGTGAGTTCTATATTGATATATCAGCTAGATCAAAGTTTTATGACGTCAATTTTCAAAGATGGTTTTCAAAACTTTCCGCTAAGCAGTTGAAGGAATATAGTCAAGGATATGAAGAGTATAGGATGGCAAAGCTCCATAGGAATCAAGATGAGTATAAGAAACATAGACTAGCCCCTGGCCAGAGACCTCAGCACTTTGATTGGTTGCCTGTTACAAAAATGAAGGGCCACACTAAGGTTGACGAGAAAAATTTTATAGATTATAGTCAACCTAAAGTTAAGGCTAGGGCAATCACAGCACAGAATGCTATAGCTAAGGTTTTGCAGGGCCCAGTGGTGGATACTATTTCCAGGATATTGAAGAAAGATCCAGCTTATGGTTCCGGTTTGTCTAATGGTAAGAGGTGTGTTAAGTTTAGTGAATGGAATGCCAAATATACACATTACATAGGCTTAGATGGTTCAGCTTTCGACTCTACACAATACCTAGAGATTCTGCAGGCAATAGATGATGCTGTCTACACAGTTGTATTAATGGATAATCAAGGTGCGATATCCAATTACGCAGATTTTGAAGATGTGGTTCAGAGTTGTATCTGTCACACTCAGGATGTTGAGACTCAGTTCTATAAGTATGTTATATGTGGTACAGTACCATCTGGTAAGATGTCAACGAGTGCAATGAATACTCTAAGATCCATGTGTTATGTCAGATACATTATGTTTAAAATACAGGCAATAGAACATGTTGACTACAATTTCGAATGTTGTGGGGATGATGTTATTATATTTTCCACTCCAAAGACTGCCGAATTATTCGCTAAAGCAGCATATCAGTATGTATATATTCAATCAGCGGAGCCGATGGAACCAAAACTTTTCGGTACTAGAGGGACAGAATCGGATAAAAATCCAAAAGTTAAACTTGGTCAAGTTGCTAAGAAAATAGATATAACAGACAACATACATTCAGTTGATTATTTATCGTGTGACTTTCTTCAAAATGAACGACGTGAGGTTAAGATGGTTAGAAAGATTACTAGACTATTGCAACTGTCACCTTGGACTGCTGCCAATCCGTTTGAATCAACTTGGAAGGAGGAGCTACTCAATTTGAACTTGTGTTATGATGACGGTGTTCAGATGAAAACGTGGTGTAAGGATTTGCCTATTTATGACACCTATGCTAGTATGCTATTGCGAGTTGGTCACGAGGCTAAGACATTATTGGATGTTCAGCGATTGAATAATGCAAGATTTGCGGAGAGGAAATACTTAAATTATGCTGATAATGTAGACAATGTATCATTTAGTCTTGATTGTTTATCACTTTTAAGAGAGAGATATAATCTCGAACCCCATAATGTTGATCATTTGGAGAGAACGTTGTCTGGTGTTCAAAGCATTTATTCAGTTGTTCAAGATGAGGCGATTGATATAATGTTTAATAGCAATGAGGAGAGTGTTAGACAGGTCGTTGAAGACATATTTAGTCATACACGAGGTAGACAGATACGTAATGGTGTTAAAGATTTTAATAACCTGGATTATTTAGAGGATTTACTTGTATCAGAAAAGACATATTTTAAGCTTATAGAGGAGAAATATGGTGAAGATGAGATGCATAATAATGATAATAAGCAAATTAAATCATATATATAATAATTGTTTGAAAGATTAGTCCTGAGCATGACGTTAAACTACTCCAC